TGATCAATCTGGATTTAGTCGCGATACTCGCCCCAATTTATTCCATAATCCACCGTTTGGTACAGAATATAGAGATGCTCAAAAAGCATACGTACCCGCTGTTAATGAAGTCTATCCAGCTCGAGACAGTCGCTATCCAGCCTATGCTGGCCCAACACACGATGCACGTCTGGTAACAGATTATAGACCACAATGTTCAAAAAATATTCGTCCGGCCGCTCAATTTACTACTAAATTATGGTTAATTAATCATACTGATGATATCATTAATGAATCTCGTAAAAGACAAGTTGAATGGACAGGTGCTTCATTACCTATGGCAAATACAGTTCCACCACCAGCTGATATAGTTCATTCTAATGCATTCTATTCAGAAGTGAATCCAACAGGACTAAAAGGTGGAATTGGTATTGAACGTGCAAATGTACCATGTCCTGGTTTATTTGGGACTTTTAGTTATGAACCAACAATGACTGAAATTCGTAATAATCGTAAGAATATTGGGCTAACAAGTTATTATGAAGGAGGACGCAATTCTCCTCGCGGTATCTTTCATAAATAAATGACTTAAAGCTCTAATACTAAATGAATGTAGGGTAAATCCCTAATGGTCGCGTATTTCAGTTGGTAGAAAGACACTCTTATAGCTTGTACTATGTATGTTAGGTGTTTGTCGCGGGTTCGAACCCCGCCGTGACCATATTATTCTGATGAATGTTATTTACTCAGAATATAAACAAAATAGAATTTAAATAATACTGTGATATATATATATATTTAATGGAACAACCAATAGAAACAATAGAAACAATACAAAGAAAAGTAATAGCATTTGATATTGGTATTAAGAATTTGGCATTTTGTATTTTAGAAAATAATATAAATGTTATTGCTTTAGAGAATTGTAATATTTTAGAACCAGTTGAAAGTATTAGATGTAATGTATGTATATTAAAAGCTTCATATAAAGCTGGTGATGCTGTTTTTTGTAAACGTCATATTCCTAAAACACATACAATTCTTAAAGAACTTGATACAAAAAAACTTCCATTAATTAAGATTCTTAGAGATTTAATTAAAATAAATGATTGTGAAAATTTAGGTTCAACAAAAGATAAATGTTTAGAATCATTGTCAAAAAAGTTTGCTCTACGTTTTGAGCAACCAAAACAAGCAAACGCATCAAAAATTAGTCTTGAAGACATTCACGATTATTTAAGAAAATTTGTCAAAGATAAATGGTGTATTTTCTCAGGATGTACTCACGTTTTATTAGAAAATCAACCAGCTTTTAAAAATCCACATATGAAATCAGTACAGGTTCTATTATTTGCAACTTTAAGAGAACAGTTTTTACAGAATCAGGAAACACCCAAATATCATCTTGTTCACGCTAAAAAGAAAGTATTAGATGCGCAAAAAGGTGATGAAGGCTATTCAGAAAGAAAAAATAAATCAGAAGAACGTCTTAAACAATTATTTGATAATGGAACAGTAAAGAATGATAAAATATATGAAGAATGGATAAAATCAAAAAAGAAATCAGATATGGCTGATGCTATTTGTATGTGTGTAGATTTCTAAGTATCTATAAAGATGAATCTAATGAATATAATATCAGGTTCAATTGGATTAGTTTTTATAATTCCATTTCTATTATATTATATAACAGGTAATACAATACATTTGAGGGCATTTTTAGGTGTAGCTGGTACAACAATTTTATCTGAAACAATAAAGTATTTTTTAATTGGTGATCTAAGCCCTAGACCAAAAGGTGCTCAAGATTGCGATTTGTTATGTTCAAATGGAAATCAGTCTGGTAAACCCGGTATGCCATCATCTCATTCTGCAGAAGTAGCATTCTTTTCGGTATTTTATTATCAACAAACAACAAATCCAATTATAAGAATTGTTTTAATAATATACGCAGGATTTGTGATGATATCAAGATATATTAAGAAATGTCATACTATTAATCAAATTGCTGTTGGTACAATGTTGGGTGTAGTTATAAGTTGGATTTTAGTGCGTCATTATAGTGCTTAAAAAAGAAGTTATTGAGAAAGACATGATGAGCGGTTCAAGTGTAACAATTAGTGATATGCACAACTTTGTTGAGACTTTGGGTTCATCTGATATTCAGATTAGCTCAAATATTGGCAATGTAATTGAACTTAATAGTGAAGACCTTGGTGATGATCTTGGCGCCAGCCTTTTAACTAGTAGTCGTAGCCGTCCGGCAAATAGAAATTCTATGAGTATTGGTGCTTTAGAACCTATTGGCGATATTGGTATGGGTTCTCTTGAACCACTCGATACAATTTCATTTGATATTCCAACAGGAAATAATGGTTATATGCCAGAAATTTCAATTAATAAGGAATCAGATGATTATAGTGGGCAAAATATATTTTCAAATGAACAAACTGCTACTGGACCATCAATAAATCTGGCATCTTCTTCACGTATGAACCCAGAAGAAGAACGTAAAAAGAAGATTGATCTTATTAACAAACTAAATCGTCTTGAAACAAAAGGATATACCCTTTCAAAACATTTCAGTATGGATAATACATTTGAGGAAATTAATCTTGAATATGACCGTTTAGTTGACGCCAAAAATCTTGAAGCATCTATTCGCTTCCAACGTCAATGTCTAATGGGTATGGTTACTGGAGCAGAATTTCTTAATGGTAAATTTAATCCATTTGACTGGCAACTTGATGGATGGTCTGAGTCTGTACACGAGAATGTAGAAGATTACGATGAAGTCTTTGAAGAACTCTATGACAAATATAAAGGTCGTGGTAATATGCCACCTGAAGCTAAACTTCTAATGACACTTGTTGGTAGTGGTTTTATGTTTCATATGAGTAATTCATTCTTCCGTAGTAAGATGGCAAATGTTGGACCAGCTGATATTTTTAGAAATAATCCAGATTTAGCGAAACAATTTGCGGCTGCTGCTGCTAATCAAGCAGGTCCAGGATTTGGTAATTTTATGGGAGCAGCAATGGGAATGCCACAACAACAACAAGGTCCTCCTATGAGTAGCCCAGGGCCATTCTATCAGGCTTCAAATGGAATGGGTGCTCCTCCAATGCCACAGATGCCTCAAAGTATGGCCGCTCAGAATGCTCCTTCAGTACAAAGACGTGAAATGAGAGGTCCATCAAATGTTGATGATATCCTAAAAACATTCCAAGAAGTTCGAGCTGCAGATTTAGATTCTAATCCTCTTATGATGTCACAACCCTCTCCAATTTTTAATCAACAACCTGTAATGCAAGCAATGGCAGAACTTCAAAGTATAAATTCAAGACAAGATGATGAACTAAGTCAACTTGGAAGTGTTAATACTGGAGCAACTGGACAACGTAGAGGACGACGCAAAGCAGCATTGCCAGTAGCTAATACTATGACACTAAATCTATAATATTTATAATATATATAATATTTATAATAATTAATTTATTACTTAATAATAGTATTTAATTAATTATTTTGGATTACGTAATAGTGATAAATTTGCGGCATAAACATCAGTATGAAGTACATCATCTTTATCATCTTCAGATGGTTTCATTGATTTTTCAAGCGCAATTTGTTGAGGATTCTTATTTGATACAGAACCACCAGTATCACCTGTTTGATATCTGTGTGATTTAGCACTTAAACGTTGTAGAATTTCTTTTTCTTCTGGTGTCATTTCATCACCTGGTTTTGGAGTATCGGCACATTTAGAGCCATAAATTCCCATATTAAATATACATAGAGCTGAATTTTCATTAAATAAGTATCCTAATAATAAGACAACTGTTACTGTTGCCCAAAAGGCTACCCAAATATTACGTGTTGCAACAAATAACACTGTAAAGATTAGTCCTCTACGAACCCATGGTAATTGTAAAAATTGTTCTTGTTTTTTAGTAATTTCTAAACTTATAAAACGTCCTCCTAAATTTAGTATAAGCATCATAATACCAATAAAGTATGGATTCGTGTTAAATATATGTAGAAAACCATCTATAGGGTTAATTGGAGCTATAGTACTAAGTACTTGACTTGGTAAAGCAGCCGGTAGACTCATCCTAGCATTTTTTAAGAAAAAGTGTCCAAAATAATTTAATTATAATTACAATTTTATTAAAAATCTTTTAGAGCTCAGAAAATGGAGTAATTAATGTGTTCATATCACTTAAATAAAAGAATACAATAAGTGCTATTAAAATACCAACACGAGGGCACCAAATAGCAGATGATAATACAAGTAAAACAACTAAAATACGCCACCAAGGATGAATATATAAGTTAGTTAATTTTTCATTGTATTCTTCTTCAAATAATGTACTATATTTCACAATAGTAATACCTGCTAAAACAAGAACTATAGCTCTAAAGATTCCATCAGTAGTTCCCTGAAAAGATAAAAATGAAGGCCAGGTTATCATCTCTAATCATTATTATAACATTAAAGTATTTTATTTATGTTTCAACAGCTGTTGTACTTACTTTATCAATCGCAATCTTTTTTGGATTTTCACCCAATACTTGTTCAACAAACCATTTTCTACCAATGATTTTCTTTTCAGAAATTGTACCACCTCCTTCAAATGCTTCAAGATTAGAATTACTAAATCGAGGAGCACCATTTAATACAAGAAGGAAAGCAAGAGCAGTTAAAAGACCGTATACCCATCCAAGAGTTTCAATGACTCCGTACACAATTGCTATACCAAAAATTCTACCAAGTAATGAATCTGCAAAAATTCTATACTCTGTTGTAATTAAAGGAGAATAGACAATTATAAGTATTAAAATAAAACCGTAAATTAATTTAGCTGGATTATCTAAATTCATCATTAGTATCTGAAAAGAATTAACCATCCCTCCTTGCTGATAAGACAAATGACTTTGTGGTGATGACATCCTGATTAACCTAATCATTTGTTCAATAATCTTTATACATTTATGAAAATGGAACACCAAGTGGTAATTGAGCAATATTTGGAAAATCTATATTACTTTTTACTTTACATGTATTATCAAAAAATTTTTGTCTGATATCTTGAATAAAATTTACTGACTTTGAAGGATTACTTTTGATAAACATTAAAAGTGATGAATAATTATTATTAGCAGCATCAATATCAGGGTTATTTTGCGGTTTAGCCATTGGATCAACTTGTTGACCATAGTTTACAAAATAATCTATACGTTTTGAATATATAATATAGATTAATACAAATAAAAGTAAAATATTTAATAAAAATATCTTGGAACTAAAGTTAAGACTGTAAAGGTTCATTTCTATGATATAAGAATGATTGCTTTTGTTAGTATAGGCAATGAACTATTGTGCTTTAGATGATGCCTTTCAGTCAATTAGTAGTACTCCTTCTCCGGGATGTACAAACGATTATGCAACAAAAACAGCAAGAAAAGAGGAGCGGCGCAAAGCCAGACGTTGTAAAGGTCCAGCAGCAGAATACTTAGATATCACTAATGACCCAGATCGTCAACATCTCAATAAACTTCCTAATGTTCCAGCAATGAATCCGGCTACTGGATTACGCCAACATACCCCAGTTTATGCCCCTCAAGGCTCTTTAGAACCTTTTGTACCAAGAAATGATGATGATTCTTCTGGTGATTTCATAAGGTCTGAAATTCCTCTTAATGTTCCTGGTACAACTGAAGCTCAAAAACCCTGTCCAGGCCGCAAAAAATGGTTTGGCGCAGATGCGGACGGTGAAGCATTTGCTGATTATGTACCAGATGCTCCAGATTATCGTCTTCAACCTGATTTTTTAAATGCATTTGAACAAGCTGGCGTGGCGCGCGCTGGTTCCGCTTCTACCTTACCTAATCCATCTGTTAATATGTTTTGGAAACCACTTACAACAAGTGGTGCTCAATCTTCTTTTATTGAAAAATTACCACCACCAGGTGGACAGTATTATCAACCACCATCAAGAATGAATGGAGATACATCAAATGATGATATTATGAAGAAACTTGATAGGCTATGGGCACGACTTGATGATATGAATACTTCCTCTCCTGAACAGGTCACTTCTGAACTCTTAATGTTTATTTCAAGTGGTATATTCGTTCTTTTTGCAATGGATCTTCTTGTTAAAAAAGGTAGCACGTTACGATTTTAATTAATTATAGTTATATTTTATAACATAAATTAATTTATATATTGTTTATTTTTATTATGTTTTTTTATTATGTTTTTTCATAGTTATATTTTTCTTTTTTAAATTTGCTTTTTTAAATGTTTTCTTTTTATTATTACCACCAATTGATAATCGCTTCTTTGTATTTATTAATGAATATTTCTCTTTTATTTTATTTAAACTATTTTTAATAATATTTGATGACATTCCTGTTTTTTCCATTAATGACTGTTTATTACTAATAATTTTACGTATAGTATTTGCTCTATTTGCTGTTCTTTTTCCTCTTTGCATTGTATTTAGATTTAATTTTAATTTATCTAATTTTCCACTAAAAACTTTAATGTTTGTTGTTGTATATTTTCTTTCAGATTTATTTTGTTTTTTATTCTGTTTCTCATCATTTGCTGGAGTATTTATAATATTTTTTTCATTATTTCCAGGAATATTTATAACAGGTTTTTTATTTTGTTTCTCATCATTTCCAGGAATATTTATAATATTTTTCTCATCATTTCCA